GCACTTTCTTCCGAAAGCGTTCCGCTGTCGGAAAGTACGCAATAGGAATTCATTTGCAGTTTGTTGTAATCCATAAAACCAAACGGCTTTAAATTCTGAACGAGGGGGTGGAATTTGAAGCCACGCTTTTCGATAAATTTCATACTTCGCGGATGGGTTGAATAAATAACCGGCATTTGATACTGTTCTGCAATATGATTGATTGCAGTCATCAGGGATATAAAATTATCTTCATTATCGATATTCTCTTCTCTGTGTGCTGATACTAATATATATTTTCCTTTTTGAAGCCCCAATAGCTCTAAGACATCACTTGCTTTGATTTTTTCCATATGGTCACGAAGAACCTCCTGCATAGGAGATCCTGTGACAAAAATATGCTCTTTTCGAAACCCTTCAGCGAGCAAATAGCGTCTTGAATGCTCGGTATAAGGAAGGTTTATATCGGAAATATGATCAACAATTCTGCGATTGATTTCTTCTGGAACATTAAAATCTGGTAGCACCTCACATATGTACAATGAATACAGCTTATATTTGAAGAGCCACCATTTGCTTCTTTACAAATAGCGGCTCTTCAAATATTAGACAGCACTTTCCCGTTGTAAATACTTAAAATAATTTATAAGCCACGCAAATATTTAAACCTCCTCTTTTACGCCACGCCATGTTATTTAAATTGATATCACTCAGAGACAACCTTAATATTTAGTACATATCTTGTGAGCTTTTTTAAGACAATTATTACTGCATATATATAAATGAAGTAAATTGAAAATAAATTATAGATTTTTCCTAAAAAGTCTAATTTGTTTTATGAAGTAAAAATTAAAAAACAGGGTATTTTTATTATTAAAATCAAAGCGAATTTAAAATCTTATATTTGTTATAAATAAAGTGTGCATATTATTAATGGTATATGATGTTAAATCTGTTACTCGATGTTAATGTTGCTTCTAAGTAAGAAAAAATGTTACAAGAAAAGATTCTCATTTCCAAATTATGGTATTTTATGAATTTTTGTTCCGCAGAATATAGAATTTCTAAATAAAATACTTAGGGAGATTTTATTTATTTGATGTTTAATTTTTATAATTTAATGTCGGTATAATGGTGTTCCTTTTAACAGTTACTTAAAACTCCTATGAATTTATAAATAATCTTGATGATTTTCTCGCGTTTACCGTTGATGCCTGTTTCGTAGATTTCTATTCGCTCAATAAGTTGTTCCAAAAGCTGCCTATTCAGTGTGTTTAATTGCATGTAATTGCTGATCAGATCCACAAATGATTGAATATCTTGATGCTGTTGTTCATAGTCTGATTGTTGCTGATGGAGAACTTTCAGATTTGCATCGAGTTCTTGTTGTTCATGGGTATAGTTTTTGATAAACACCGACAAGAGTGCATCTGATAATTTACCAGCTAAATTGTCTTCATACATGCATCGCATTAGTAATTCAAGTTCAGAACGTCGTTCTGCGCTTTTTTTAATTTCCTTCTTAATATTTTCTAAGTATCCCTGATTCTTGGCTTGCTTTGCAGATTTCAGCTTCTCAATGGCTTGCTTTTCATCCGTACGGAAAATCGTGATACTCCTGTTTAGGTCTTCAAGCACCAGTTCGGCTAAAGCTTTATAGCTTATATAATGACTCGAGCATGCTTGTGCCCCACGCTCTGAACTTCGTTTGCAGATAAAATATACACCTTTGCTTGTATTGTTAGCCATCCTCATTTCGTGCCCACAGTCACCGCAATAAAAGAGCCCTGAAAAAATCGGTGATATTGAATTAATGGGTTCACAGAGAAACTTTCTTCCTGACAAGATCTCCTGTACTTTATTAAATAAATCTTTTGAGATAATCGGATCATGGGCATTTTCTATTACGGAGAACTCCTCGCGCGGTAAGTAAATTATTTTTTTACTTTTATATGAAATTTTTCTGGTTTTCCCTTGCATCAGTTTTCCAGTATATATTTCATTCTTTAAGATTCTGCGAACACTACCGGCGAGCCACTGCTTTTCAGAGATAAAATCGGCATCCTTATTTTTCTGAAATCGCGCATGATCTTCCGGTGTCAGAATATGTTCTTTATTGAGAATTGTAGCAATTGCATGGGATCCTAATCCAGAGAGACTTAAATCAAATATTCTTCTTACAATTGGTGCTGTTGCTTCATCAACAACCAGTTGCCTTTTGTTTTTTGGATTCTTCATATATCCGGTAGGAGCGTGTTTTCCAATATATTCTCCCTTAGATATTTTTTGCTTTAGAACACTTCGCATTTTGAGCGAAATATCCCGACAATACATGTCGTTCAGCACATGTTTAAAGGGCATAATTGTTTGATCAGTGTTTTTACTATCGATGCCATCATGAATGGCGACAAAGCGGACACCCTTTTCTGGAAAATATATTTCTGTATATTGGCCACATAAAATATAGTTTCGACCAAGTCGGGAAAGGTCTTTGACAAGAACCAAATTTACATAATCATGTTCAATATCCGAGATCATCCTTTGAAACCCTGGTCTGTTGAAATTGGTTCCTGTATATCCATCGTCGATATAAACGTCATAGATAAACCAATCTTGATTGATAGCATAATTTTGAAGTAATTCTTTTTGGTTTCTGACGCTCAGACTTTCATCACAGGAACCGTCATCTTTAGAAAGGCGACAGTAGATTCCCACTTTGTATTTAACAGGCTCTTTCATAATCATCCCAGCTTTTCAAAGTTTATTATCCCGACAAATTTATAATAGATTCGGATAATTTTATGAGGTTTGGTATCATCGTCTGTAGGTGAGCAGGCAATGGTAATCTTGTCGATTAGTTCATTTATAATGTACCGATCAAGCGTTTGGTAATTAACGTGTTTATTGATGAGTTCTGCAAAATTGGAAACGCGGTTACAGCAATTTTGCATTTCTTCAATTTCTACGGTAAGTTTTGCAATTTGATCGCTTAACTTTGTATAGTCGGCGTTATAGCCGGTCATTAGCATGTTGAAGATGTGTTCTGGCAACTTTTTGGATAGATTGTCTTCATACAGACGATTTATCTTTTGTTGTAAATTGTTTTGCCGAATGATAGTTTGGTCTAATTCAAGTTTCAATTTATATAACCGATCAATTGTCTGGTGGTTATTGGCTTCCTTCAACTTTTTAATTGCTGATTCCCAATCTTCTGCAAATATCATGAGGTTTTTCCGAAGGTTAGATTGCACAATATCATTGATATCCTTACAGGATATATAGTGGCTACTGCAACAGCCTTTCTTATCTTTCAGAAAGTTATTGCATACATAATAGGAGTAGTTGCTACGATAATGAATACCCATACTGCTACAACAATCATCACAATAAATTAACCCGTGTAGAAGATAATCATTGTCGGGTCCACTTATTGACAAATTTCTAATTTTTAAGTATTGCTGAGCCTTGTTGAATATTTCATTGGATACAATAGGCTGATGTGTATTTTCAGCAATTACCCAGCTAGCTTTTGAATTTTTAGTAAGTGCCTTATTTCGGTATGATTTTGTTTGCCTTTTTCCCTGTACAAGATTTCCTATGTAAACTTGATTTTTTAGGATGCATTTTACAATATCTTTAGACCACACCGTTTTGGGTTCGAAAGTGCCGCTCATATTGAAATCATATCTACAAAACTTAAAATAATCAGAAGGTGTTAATATCTGTTCCTGGTTTAAACAGTCTGCAATCTGATTAGGAGCATTACCATTTATACACAGGTCGAAAATTCTTTTGATAATATTCGCTACCTCATCATCAATAATTAGCTGATTGTAGTTTTTTGGATTCCGAATATAACCAATGGGAGCTCGACCGCCTAGGTATTCACTCTTTGCAACTTTTTGCTTGAAGCTGTTTTTTATTTTAAAGGACATATCTCGGCAATACATATCGTTTAATATGTTTTTAAACGGCGCAATATCGTTGTTATCGCGAATAGAGTCTACGCCATCATTCAAGGCAATGAATCGCACTTTTTTATCAACAAAGTAGATTTCAATATATTGACCGCACAGAATGTAGTTGCGTCCGAGCCTTGAGAGATCTTTGACAATGACTAAATTTACTGACCCGTTTTCAATATTGCTGATCATTCTTTTAAATGCGGGTCGTTCAAAGTTCGTCCCACTATAACCGTCATCAATGTAAATCTGAAACAAAGGCCATCCCTGATTTTGAACATACTGAGTTAGTAGATCTTTTTGGTGGGAGATACTCAGACTTTCATTATTCGTCCCATCTTCAACCGATATACGGCAATAGATAGCTACATTATATTGCTTAAGTTTCTCCATCATTTAATCCTCACTTTATGAATTATTTGAGACTAAGATATATTTGTAATCTATTTTAATGATTTTATTTTTCTTTTTTTCACCAGGTGCTTCTGATATCGTGATCTTATTTATCAGCTCATTAAGCATAGAAACATTCAATTCATTTATATTCGTATATTTTTGAATTAGTTTATTAAATGCGGCAAGGTTGGTGGATTTGTTGCTCATTGACTGAATTTGCTCTCGAAAATCCGATATGGCTTGATTCAGTTTCACATGCTCTTCATCATAGGTTTTAATTAGAGCTTGAAATCGGTCATCTGGGATTTTTCCAGAAACATTACGCTCGTATGTTTTGCAGATATTTTGATCAAGATCCTCCTTCTTTCTGACGGCTCGATCCATCTTGGATTCAAGGCTAGAAAGCTGCTTTTGTTTGTCTTTTTCTTGGAGATCCTTAAACTTGAATAATGCATCCTGCTTGCCTTGTTTAAAAAGCTGGACGGTGGATTGAATATCATTCAGAACAATTTGATTAATATCATTGGCACGAATATAATGTGTCGTGCAGGCTGTTTTACCTTTTCTAAAGTATTGACTGCATTTATAACAGTCAACATCATCGCTCGTCATAATCATCGGGTGACCACAGTCACCGCAAAAAAACAGCCCCGAAAAAATTCGGGGCTGATGTGCAAGACCATAAGTTTTTATTTTTCTGTTGTGGATACATTCTTGTGCAAGCACAAACTGGTCAGATGTAATGATAGGCTCATGGGCGTTATCTACAATGATTTGGTTTTCCTTGAGATTCTTGATATGCTTTTTACTACGGTAAGAGATGTTCTGAACCTTACAAGCCACATTGGTTCCGGAGTAGATTGGATTTTTCAATAAATCAAACACAACATTGGCACTCCACAAACCGATTGGCTTAAACGCTCCACCAATTTCAGGATTGTACTTTCGCGATCGAAAGTAATCTTTTGAAGTGAGGATTTTTTCCTCGTTTAAAATACTGGAGATTGCTTTCGCGCCAAATCCTGCAATACACAGGTCAAAAATCCGTCGGATAAGGGGAGCCACATTAATATCGATCATTAGTTTGCTTCTTATTTCAGGGCTCCGTAGATAACCAAGCGGGGGATTGCCGCCTAGATATTCGCCTCGTAGTGCTTTTTGCCTGTGAACAGAGCGCAGTTTCATTGATAGATCTTTGCAGTACATATCATTGAGCAGATTTTTAAACGGCGTGATGTCGTTTTGGGAATGGATGCTGTCAATTTCATCGTTTAAGGCAATAAAGCGAACATGCCTATTAGGAAAATAAATTTCTATAAACTGACCACATAGCAGGAAGTTCCTGCCAAGGCGGGAGAGATCTTTGACAATAACGAGGTTTATATGAGCATCTTCAATGTCATCGATCATTTGTTGAAATCTTGGTCGTTCAAAGTTTGTGCCGGGATATCCATCATCTATATAAGTGTCATGAATGTTCCAGCCTTGCTTTGTCACAAACTCTGTGAGTAATTCACGCTGATAGTGGATACTCCTGCTTTCATTATTCATTTCGCAGTCACTGGTAGATGAAATCCTACAGTATATTCCAACGTTATAAATTGTATCGTCCAACATGGAAAATCTCCTTTTCTAGCTTTTACACACATCATACTCCTATGTTTTTCTAAAAGCAAGCAATGTCGGCTTTTAGTGAGTATTTATAAGTCAAACTGATCAGCAATAATCTTTTTGACTGCTGCATCGTAAAGGATAGAACTGGCAGTTCGTGTCCCATTGAAGACGCTGATGACAGTGTATTCGGATCTCCCTATCTTTACGGTTTTAGTTGTTTGCATCTGGTTTGCATCTGTTTCTTTATTCAGTAATCCATCATTCATTATTCTTTCTCCTCGTTTTTGTTTTTATCTGATTGATAAACTTATCCGGCATCCATTATCTGAGCTAAAAAATACCTCTCGTTTTTCCTTTGTATAAAAAATGTTTTAACATCATCGATAGAATAAGTTACCGTATAATCTGCTAATGCTTTCAAAATTCTATTTTGATATTTACCATTTTTGCTCATTCTGCAATCCAATATAGCAATAAGACCCGTATCGGTTTCATTTCGAATTAATCTACCAATACCTTGTTTTAGCTTAATAAGCATTTCGGGGAAAATAATAGTTTGAATGAATTCATTAAGCTTTGGATAGAAATTTCTCTTATGTTCTAAAATTGGTGTTGGTACGGCAAATGGTAAATTGACAATAATGACTGACGATAAAATATCACCCGGACAATCAACACCTTCCCAAAAAGCTCCTGATGCAAACAAAACACCGTTTTGGCTTTTCTTAAAAGCTTGTATGGCGTTTTTTGTTCCTTTATCCATTTTTATTAAAGGAAATGTAATAATTCGATTTTTAAGCAATTCATAGATTGATGACAATAGCTTATACGATGTAAATAAGATTACGGTATGTCCATGTGTAGCTTCAATAAGCTTTGCAACCTCATCTGCTACTGCATTAAGATAATTGCGGTTATGCTTATCTGGATATGGAACTGAATTACTTATATACAGCAGCGTATTGTTCTTGTAATCAAAAGGTGATGGCATACTAATTTCTGATATTTCATTCTTTGGAAGTCTGCTGATGCCTGCTTCTGTTTTGAAAAAGTCAAAACCTTTGTCATCTGATAATGTTCCTGATGTGAGTATCTTTGGCGTCTTATTTTTCCAAAGTACAGTAACAAGAAGCGTTTCAATATTGGTGGGTATTGAACATAGGCTGGCAGATTTTTCTCCTTGCACATCTTCAATCCAGTATAGAATGTCTTTAGGTAATGAAAATGCAGTTAGTAACACCGTTAAGTCTTTTATATGCCTTGTTATATTTCTGCTTTTCTTAATATAAACAAAGCAAACGTTACAAATTCTTTCAAGTAAACGGAGCATCTCAAACATTTTACGACTTGCAAAAATAGTAATATTTGTTTTTATCTGGGACGTTTCACTGTCGCCATTTACTGATTCGGATTTCTGTATTAATTCCCCAAACAATTCATCATTTAACAACTGTAATTCTTGACACATTTCTTTTACTCTTTGATGGTGGAGTTTGTTACCAGTGATGAGAGTGTTAAGTGTTTTAATAAATTCAGTAACCGTACTGCTTTCAAATCTTTGACCAAATATCTGATAGGCCGCCTGTAATAACTTATGAGCCTCATCTATTATTGCAGATGAATGGTCTGGTATTAGTACTGGTCGGTTGTTATATCGTTTCATTGCATCCGCTAAATAGTAATTGTGGTTACAAACTTGAAAAGTATGCTCTGATGACTTCATAAGATCAAGATGCTCAATATATCTACATTTATTGAAAATTGGACAAGTATCATCGCAGGTTTTTGGCACGTTTATTTTTTGAGTGATATGGCTTTTAAGTTGTGTATATACGTCTAAGTCAATATTAGCATTTAATAAATCCAGTTTTGATAGTAACTTGTAAAGCACCACATCCCTTCCCAAACTGCTTTGTGATAAATAATCCATTAGGTCTATAAATCTTAATTCGCATAAATAGTGTTCTTTACCTTTGCGTAGGGCACCAGAGACTGGTCCACTGATTATTTTGTAATCAAGCAGCATCCTTGAAATATCAGGGATATAACAGTTAAGTATTGCTTTTTGCAGTTCTATACTTGATGTGGTAATTACAATAGGTTCAGGCCTTTGTGATACATTGAAATATGCGTAGCTTTTATTGTTTAATTTATTTTTTACTTCATACAGACCATAAACAATACCGGCGATTATATATGCGTAGGTTTTGCCTGTACCTACCTCTGCCTCGCATAATGCTACCGACTTGTTGCTCATTCCGTTAAACATATTTATTGAAAGCTTAATTTGATTTTCTCTAACTAAATAGCCATACACAGGGAATATTTTTCTAAATATAAAGTCGATGAGTTCAGTTGGTTCATTTGGTAATATGAACTTATATATTTTTGAGTGTAATATTTTTTTGACCAATTCACTGTGCATATCCTTTGTAATCGGAACTTTACTTTTTATGATATTTGCTATTTTATCATCTGCATAGTTCAGTACTGAATAAGCGTAGGTTTTGCCAGTCCAGCGTTCAAAGACTATATATTTTCGATCAAAAGTAAATACATAATTGCAATTTTGATTTATTTCCTTATGTGTTATGTATCTCTCAACAATTGAATGGTCATTATATCCAATGTCAAACATTTTGTTGTTCTCCTATCAAAATAAGATGGTTTGACAGTAGAATGGTGCGGCTAATAATTTATAATTTGATACTTTAACTTGTATTGTTAGCAGCAATATTTCTGCTGTCAAACAGTTAGCAATTGAATTAATATGACATATTTGTTCTCAACTTCCCTGTCATGAATAAGCCTAGAGGACTTATTAGGGTGTATATTCAGTTACTTGTGGTAAACAAGCATCATATAATCCAACATAGGTATCAGCTTCCAACCTAAATTGATATTATCCCCTCTATCGTGAGAGGCTGTCCAATGCGGTGAGGCGTTCAAGGCAGAAGTATCATTGTGTATCCCTTTGTGTGTTAACGCAATTCAGTCCACCATAAACTGATTTAAAGCCGGAAGTTCTCGCTCACACACTGTTAGTTGTGATCTTGGCGTTTCCGCTTATGTCGCTTTCTGTTTTAGCAGACACAGAGGTCGTTTTCTAAATATACAGTTTATTCAATTGTCAAGGAACAGTGAAAGGAGAAAAATATCCTTTCATAGTTAGGAGATTTGGAGGGGGTGTTTTATGCAGTTTTTGAAAAATAAAATTATTTTATTGCAAATATAATTAGGAGTGTCAAAAATGACACTCCTTGCAGACATAAATGCAGAGAAAGAAAGATGCTTTTTATTGGGCTGTGTATACACAATTATCATAAAAGCAAATTTATCCTACTCATTATGCGAAATGGCAGATTGTTTTATTTTTATTGAATATGGTATTCACAAGATCAGAGGTTTGCATTATCTTGACAATATCTGTATTAATCAAATATCCAGACTGCAAAGATAGTTTAAATTTAATGTTTTCTCTAATATATTTTTCTTTCTCTGTAGAATAGAACATAACTTATAGTGGATACTTCACTACATGGTCCATGGTGACCCATACCATAGTCCACTTAAAAAAGGGTAGACTACCCCCTTGGTGAAAAGATATGAGTTTTCACCGTTTTATGCAGTACATACAACTGCTTTTACCACCCTTTTCTCGCCATCTTTGCTCTTTACGCAAAGCCTCAACTTTTTCAAGGTCTACAATGGCTCGTTTCACTGTGCTGCGTGATAGCTTTAGTTCCCCCGCAATGGTACCAATTGCAGGATAACAGTTGCCATCTTTATCCGATCGATCACGTAAATATAGATAGACGGACACAGCCCGGTGGGGTAGATTAGATTCGTAAATTAAACGGCTGTATTTCATAAGCAACATCCTTTACTCCGTTTTTACATTTTTCATCCCTTTATTTTCTTTTTGCATGACATGAAGGACACCTTCATTAAGTGGTGTTGGAGGGATTTCGCCGTTTGACTCTTTCTCTTTTAAATATTTTTTATGGATGGCACTTTCCAACTCAATTTTATCTGCATACTTTACCTTGCGAGCGGACTGCTCTTTTATTTCATAGTTGTCCTCGAAGCTAATGCCCCAATGGAAGAACAGTTTCAGTCTGCTTTTCATAGGATTGCATCCAGTTTTCATAACAATAAAGTATCCTTTTGGCATGGATTTCAGTTCATCAACTGTCATTAGCGGTCGTGCCATCATTTGCAAAGACTGACTTGGTTTGTTTCCTCCCCCTTGCGAAACATACCCAGATAAAACCGTCTGATTTCCAAGGTTTTTGCTCATAACCTCGGCGGTTCGGGAATTTGGTGCAAAACCGCCAAAAATTGTAGTCTGACAATTATCAGAAATAATCTCAGCACCCTCTTTGGTATAGGTCTGCTCAAGTTGTGCAAGGGATTGAATGATTGCCACGATACTGATTCTTCTTGATCTAGATGCTGAAAAAATCATTTCTAAACCATCAATCTTAGGAAGCGTACCGATTTCATCCGCATAAAGCATGACACGGTTATCTAGATGACCACCTTTTTCGTCTGCAATCGTCAACATTTCACGATAGAGCTGCTGAAGAATCAGAGAAACTAGAAAATGCTTAGTTTGATCTTCCTCCGGTAAAACAAGATAAATTGCGGATTTAGTCGTACAGAAGTGTTCTACATCAATACTGGTATCAAAGCAAAGTATTTGCTCCAATTCCGAATCAATAAAAGAGTTTAACCGTGACAGTGCAGTGGACAATACGCTTGCCATCGCTTGCTCTGCAGTATTTAATGCACTTCCTGCAAACCAACGAGCCTTATGTTCTGGTGGGAGTTTTTCAATCAATAGCTGAAACTGGTTCTTACCTTTGATACCTGATGGAGCTAGTAAATCTTGTATTAACTTAAATACGGAGATAATGTGCCTTTTTTCTGGCTCACAGAACTCTGCAATCATCAATATAGTAGATGTAATCAGTCCTTCTGCTGATTCGTAAAAATAAGCGTTTTGCGCATGATTTCCACCATCCATACCGGCGTTAACGATTGTCTTTGCAGTGATCTTTGCAAACTTTTCTGCCTTTGCCTTATACTGCAATCCACCAGTTGAAAGGTGCAAATCCATATATTTATTAACAAGATATAGCATGTTGTACCCATTGCTCCGAGTAGGGTTACGCAAGTCAATGACGGAAATATTGTAGCCATAATATTTTTTAGCAATGGTTGCAGTATTACGATAGAGATCCCCCTTAGTATCCGTCGCCAAGTAGCTCATGCCAGCTGCACATGCAAATTCGATATTAGGATATAAAAAATAAGCAGTCTTACCGACACCACTGGCTCCAATCATCAGACAATGAATATCACCATCATCTACTAAGGCAGTGACCTTGCCACCTTTATCCTTACACCCCACAATCAAGCCCTGTACGATGGGCAGATTTTCGCCCTGTCGCCATAAGTTAGGTGTATACGGTATGTGCTTGTAGGTGAGCTTGATTTCCGTATTTGAGGCAAAACGGGCGGTGCCGTGCTGTCCATCACCGACTGTTTTACTTTTGATACGATTTAAAGAATAGTTGTTTCCCCAAAAGATTAAAAAGCCAATAATAATGAAGGCGATTGCACAGATGGTTAATAGTAAAATTTGTGGTGTATGCATGTTGTTGTTCCTCCTTAATAAACAATGACACATATAAAAAATCACACCGTAAAAATACGATGTGGCAACTATATTTGGTCCTTATAATAAAGTCACCTCCATCTGGTTGTCATCAACAGAAATTTGATCCATAGTCGGCTCAAAATTAATCTGCAAATAAGCCCGAACAGCCACATCTGACAAGCAGTATAGATTGTCGATACTTTCATTGATCTCTGTTTCTGTTTTGACAGGCTTAGAATTCAAATCAGCCATGACCGTTTTTACGGACTGCTCCACATCTTCTAGCTTTTTTGAGAGCTTTCCTTTATCAGTATAAGGCTTGTACTCTCCATATAGCCTTGTTTTTAAATGGGAAAACAAGGCTTCTTGCGGTAAAATTTTTAAACTCAATTTTCTCATTTGAGTCGCAGCAGCAGATAGGGAATGTTCTGCTAACCTCAGAAGGTTGTTATCCTGATAACTTGTCCATATTTTCGAGGATGACAGCTTCAAATTGTCACAGGTTATATGCTTCAGACCGACTATCGTTTCCCGATAAAGCTGTAGTTTGAGGTGAGGCACAGCAGACTTTGGTATCCCTCCGTTTTGCTCAATTAAATCCTCATTCCAGTCTTTGTTTTTGGAGCACAGCAAATCCACCTTATGATATCCTTTTTCAACGAGAATATCCCGAAGTCGTCCATCTGCCTCAATGCCGCCCTCATCATTATCTAAGCAAAGTAAAATTTGTGATAAATTCTTATTCTGCTCCAGCATATGTAGCATAGCGTGTTCGGATACGCCGCAAAGCGCGACATAGCTATGCTGTTGCCAGTTTTTCTTATGTGATGTGAGAAATGAAAGCATATCGATTGGTGCTTCAAATACATAGAGTTTTTCACTTAGTCCAATATGGTTGAAAGAGAATTGAGGATCAGAACCATCGACATTGCCACGATAACTATTGTTTGCAAAAGAAAAGGTTCCCCGTTTATGTGCATGTCTTGCAATTCCATTTTCATCAAAACCAACAAACATAACATTGTGGTGTTCAGCATTCTCATAGATTTTATGCTCGTGTGCGAAGTGAGCAATGATAACTGCATCAATATATCGCTGCTTAATTAGATAAGCAAACACCCGATGCATATTGCTATTGGCTGGAGGTAGTACTAATTCGGTCTTTGGTGGGTGTTTAACTACTTTGTCATATTGCTTATAGTTGTATTCTCGCCCTCCTGTGTTACCAAGCAGATCAGTGACCGCTTCCGAAAAGGATAGACCCATATTATGTCGTAGAAAATCGATTGGCTTTCCTCCGGTTTGGTTCTTATGGTCATACCATTCGTTTCCTCTAACAGTGATGCTATCATGCTCACCGCTACCATCGTGGTAAATCAATCGATATTCATTACCGGAACGAACAAGCTTTTCACCGCGCCTCAGGAGAAAATCCACCAAATCAACACGGTTGGCTCGTTCCTTTTCCTCCAGTGTGAATTCTATATACTTTGCCATTTGCTTAACCTCCCATGTTTAAATTTATCCATTCCTTTTACATTTTTTGTTCATCTCTAATACCCAACGCCTGCTTCTTTTCGGCAATTGCACTGCGAAGCTTTTTATCTGTTTTAAGATTTCGGTTGTGCCACCTTTGGTTGTAGTCATTTGAAATAATTCGGCTCAAATGATGAAGTAAAGCAGTGGATAAATTAAAAGCAGACGGTGATTTTACTGTCTGCTTTCTTTCCAGCAATTGAGCCACATATTGGTTGCCTTGCCCCGCACAGAGCTTAAGCCAGTATTCTGACAGCTGCTCATCTTTTGAGACATCCTGACCATAGAGATACAGTTTTCCCAAAGTGTAAGACGCGAAGCTGTTTCCTTTTTCTGCTGCTTTGGTCAACAGCTCTATTGCTTTGGGTACATTCTTCTGCATCTCACCACCATCAAGATAAAGCCGGGCAAGGGAGAGCATGGCGTAGTGATTGCCTTGCTTCGATGATTTGGTCAGCCATTTTTCAGCTTTGTTAGCATCTCTATATCGCTCATCCAAGAACAGTCTGCCGAGAGCATATAGGGCGTATCCATTGTCCTGCTCTGCAGATACAATAAGCCATTTCTCTGCTAAGATGTAATTTGAATTTATATAGATTTCTGATAAATAAAGCTTGCCGAGTTTATATGCTGCAAATGCATTTTTCTGTTCTGCTGATTTTCTCAGCCATTCAATAGCTTTATCGATATCCTGCGGTACAAGCTTACCATCAAGATAGGCTTTGCCAATGAGATATTGTGCATTGGGATTATTCTGTGTTGCCGATTTTGTTAAGAGGGTAAGAGACTTAGCAATATCCTGCATGATCATTGTTCCATCAAGGTACAGTTTTCCGAGTTGATATTGGGCATAACTGTTTTCTTTTTCTGCCGATGAAGTAAGGTAATCCACTGCCAAAGGTGTGTTTTTAGGAATGAATTCGTCTCCATTTAAATAGAGTTTACCAAGAGCATGCTGTGCAAGCTCGTTGCTGCTATCCGCTGCCTTCCGAAGCCACTGGACTGCATCCTCCATTTCATTTGCAGAAACATTCTTGCTTTCCATCCCAATCTTGCCCAACGCATATTGAGCATGAACATTGCCTATATTTGCAGACTTAAGAAAATAACTTTTTGCTTTGTCAAGATTGACTTCTGTGCCAATACCTTTCAGACACATTTGCCCCAAGCGATACCACAGCTTGTCATCTGCGCAGGTGGCTTCGAGCTGTTCAAAGTTGCAGTAGGCTTTGGTAAAATATATTTTAGATTCTGATTCATTAACCTCAGTACCTTGTCCACTGTGATACATTTTACCAATCTCGTATTGTGCATAGGAATTGTTCTGATTGGCTGACTGGATGTAATAGTGAAAAGCTTGCTCGTAGCTCTGCTCCACTCCATTTCCACAATAATATAGCCCGCCCAATGAATACTGAGTGAGCCCATAGTCCTGCTCTGTACCATAACCCATGTTATACATTTGTCCAATATCAAAGGCTGCCAAAGCATTACCTTTTTTAGCCTCTTCTTCAAACAACTTAAACGCTATTTGATAGTCTTGCTTTTTCCCATCACTTCCATAGAGAAAACTTCGGGCGAGCTTGTACGCATCGCTCAATTTGAAATATGGGGCATCAGCAATATCGGGGAGTGTACTGATGGGAATATCCAATGGAGCTGGCAGTTCCATAAATAATTCATCCTGCTCCAATTCTGGCAAAGCCTTATATTCATCAATGCTTTCGTAGTCCATATTTGATACTGCAGTACCCATTTGCAAAGCTTCTTTAATAACGGTGTTTTTAATACTCTTGAATTCTGGCTGGTTTATAAGAGGTGATTGTGGCTTTGGATTGTCCGAATAGGTTTGTAGCTTGTTGGTGGTAAGTTCACACCACTTTTTATATAACTCTGTAATTCTGTTGTCCTTTGATAGTTCCGATACAATCTCATCCACAATCACCTTTACAGATTTCGGGAGATATCCATATAGTTTTTGACCCTTTACAGATTGCAGTTTTTCAGATAACTGCAAAAGCAGACCCTCAATTTTAGAATTATCACAAACACCGTTTTGAATGCTTAGAGCAATCTCCTTTGTAATTTCTCGTGCCTCAATTCGCAGCGCATTTCTGGTGTCGGTCTGCTCACAATACAAATGCAATAAATCATCATGAAAAATGTCATTTGCAAAGGTACTACGCAACCCGTCAATTCCTGTTTTGGTGAGATATCCCTCATTGATATCCTTCGAAAAAATAAGCAAATGAACATGAGGGTGATGACTCGTATTGTGAAAGGACGCGTACCATTTTAAATTCTCCAATGGTATTTTAGAGTACAGAGCAAGGTCATTCGCTTTTCTACGGATTAGATTGCGCCATGCATTCAAATTATCATAATCTAACCGCTGTGCATCCTCACGCTTAATTGAGATGACATGCGTCCAAACATTCCCTTCATGCCCAGCTACTTCTTTTGCAGCATGTGACAATACAATAGGAGCATCGGTTTGTGAGAACAACCCATGCGTTTCAAGTTTTTCTACCCCCAGACGTCGTCCCATATATGATACGAAATTTTGCCTATTACCAATCAGGTCAACATTTCTTTCAATTGCTGAGTCTATAAGCTCCGAAGCATTCTCTACAGTAGGATTGTCCCTATAATCCTCATGTTCCAAAGTGCTTTTTAGCATTGGGATATTTTCTTCAAGCTGGCTGATTAGGTTAAGTTGTTTTTGGGTGACAGGAGCATTCCTGTCAATGGTAATATTCATTTCCGTTCCCTCGCGCTTTCCAATATAGTGCACCAGATTGGCAAGTTTCGGAGCAGGCGCATTTTTTAAATATCTGCTTGTTACAATAATCCTTGGCACTTCACATCATCCTAATCCTAAATAAAGTCACTGCGCTGATATTGGACGGCGTTTTCATAGCGAATGATGCCATTGGTTTTTCGGACCTCATCCAAGCATTTAACATGAAGCTTACGCAGTGTTTCATCATCCAACTCATTGATGGAAGCCAGCAGATGGGTCAGCTTGGCAAGCTCCACCGCTATTTTGAATAGCAGCTTTGATAAATGCTCATCACACCCTTTGATAGAGGCATCCATCATGCTTGAAATGACGGGAGCCAAATAATTGATATTATCCTCCTGCTTCAAATATCCCAAATAGAATTTGACTGCCTTCTCAATAAACTCACTTTTTGATTCACAGTTATCCGATTTGTAAGCAGCATCTACTCCTTTAAGAGTCGATGGATAGATCCATATTGGCATTCGTTTCTTAGTTTCTTCGCTCATTGAAAATCCTCCTTTTCTGTCTTAGGTGCACCTAATAAACGCTGATAAACTGCCGTTTTTCCTTTGTACGACCACCTAAATTAGGCGTTTCGGGTGTTTAGGTGCACCTTGTCATATTGCACAACGCTTTTTAAAAACCTCGTTATAGTCGGCTCTGCCGGCTGTTGTTCGTTTGCAGGAGCTCCTTTAGGTGCACCTGCTTTTAACCTGCACATAAATAAGCACCCTCGGTTTCACGAGGATGCTCGTTGTCTTCGTCACTTTGTACACTTGTAAAATACCGCCCAAATTTCCGCTTTATATTAGTGATAGGTAAACTAACTCTACCTATCAGCATACCGGTGCACATTGGGCGACACAGTGATCTACACGGCGGTTACTGTCCTATTGCTTGCATAGGTTGGATTTCTTCAATTGTTTGCACCTGTTCCTGTTCGCCGAATGAAAGGATGAAATTTTGTGCTCGTTTATCAGATGCTACAGCAACTGCTACTTTTTTTAGAATAACTCCGGCGGTAACGGACATTTTTCCACCTTCTTTGCATAAAAAAAGTGCCCACTTGCGTGAGCACAATCAATTTTAGTTTTCATTTTTACATTTCTATTTTAAAATCAATTTGTTGGATAGCTTCAATGTTCCTACACCATTTATCCAACTGTATTTCTTCAAGATTAGCAATTAACTCAGAAAATTGAGATAAAGAAACATCCGATTACAAGAATTATAATTCCGGCTATAACTCCAACAATTTCACCGATTACTTTCTGCACACTCTTATTTTGTGTGAGAGAAGTGGCTGCTTTTACAATAGTTACAACACTTACTGACATAAAATACACCTCCTTTGGGCAATAAAAAAGTGCCCACTTTAGTGAGCACCAAAATAGTTTTTATTTAAATCTTATATTACTGTCTCAAATTCTGCTGGTTTATTTCATCTGATATATTATGTTCAAGTAAATTGAGTACCTCGATAATTGG